GTTCTTCAATCAGGCTTTCGTAAAATCCAGAGAGTTAGCTACCGCTTCCTCAATCTGATCTCTTATCCAGAATACTTCAGCGTAAATCTCTTTGGCCTTAGTGATAGAGAACTTAGGTTTAGAACCACCATAAGTAATCTTCCAGCCTTTAGTAGTTTTAGCAAGTAAGTCTAAAGTAGCGTCCTCTAGGTCTTCTGCTGTAATCTCTACCTTCTTCTTATTCTGTGCTTGCTTCAGACGCTTGTTGGTTTGCTCATGCATAGCAGCCTTATACTCTTTAGAGTGTGGTGCATATACAGTGATAACCATTGGTGTATCGTCATCATTATTCAAGACATCAAAGCTAGTAGGATGTACAATAGTGACATCTACAGTGTCGCTAGTCGGGGTTAAATTCTTTAAGTCCATGTCGAGTTTCCTTATCGGGTTAAAAAGTTGTCGGGTTAGTTTGTTAAAAGGGGAAGCATCAGACCCGACACCAATGCCTCCCCACCCTAGCTAGGGAACCTTATGCTGTATCAGTACGAGTAATCTTCAAGTTAGTTCCTTCAGTTGAATCGTACAATGATGTGAAGCTTAAACTAATGATGCGGCTATCTGGACCATCTACACCTACATCTGCACTGTTAATCTTAGCCCGTGGGAAAAGAAAGGTATATGCATTAGATCCAGTTGGGTCATTAACAGACACTTGAATAGCTGTTTCTGTTTCATCAATAAAGCGGTTGATGAGGTTTTGGTTTTCAAAGTACGCAGAGATAGTACCAGTAACTTCAGCACGACCCGCTTCAATCGAGGGTGCGCCCACTGCCCCAATTACGAAGGTGGGGGAGAAAGAATTAGATATGTTGAAATCAATACCTGTAATGATAGCACTACTTGCGAGTCCAGCTACATTATCTCCAATCTGTAAAGCTCCACTATAGGCATCAAAGGGGGCGTTAGTACTAGGGTCGTCTGGATTCTCTGGAGTCTCAAAGTCCATATTTTGACCAACCATCCCGAAGGTAGTGGTTACCATTTGATTGGGTGCAATAGAAATACCCATAGTAGAGACCGTCATACCCACGAACAAACGAGCTTGGGCAATATCACTAGCGTAGTCTTCGATAGAGAAGAATTTAGGTGTAGTACCAACTTTAAGGTAATCGTTGCTACCTGAGTCTTGCCAATCACTAAGCATTGCAGACGCTAGAAAACTATCATAGTCACCCTTTCTAAGGTCAGCAACAATATCACCACTGGTTTGTGGGTTACCGTGACGTTCAACCCGTGGCATACGATCCGGTTGAATATCAGTACCAGCAACTAAATCTTTGGTCAAGTTCAAAGAGTGTGTACTAAAGGGTAGGGTTGTAAAGGCTGTAGCGGGCGTGTCGCCGAATGTAGTCTCTTCTACATAGCTTAGTCTTGACTGTGAACCTTGTGCGAAGGCCATAGCATATTCTCCTAATTGTTATAGACGTACCATCCGATATTAACCGGAACATAGTACCAAGGTGCATCTAAGAAACCTTGCTGTCTTTCAGCGTAGTCAATAGATACAGTTATTGTTTCATCCCCAGAGTAGGAGATTTTAGTGGTTGCTTCAAAAGCCTCTAATATAGTATTAGCTAAGGCGTCAGCAGCGGCGGGGCCATTACCTTCTGGGGTGTAGGCAGTTACAACAAACACACCATCGTATCTCTGTTGTGGGTTTAAACCTCTTACAGCGGGTCTACGGAGTGTCGGGAGAAAATTAGTCTGTAGGTAGCTTGTACCTGTCGTTGGGCTAAATGAAACATTCTCATAAGCTATACCTGTAGGTAAATTAGAGGTGTTAGCTAACTTGTTCTCAAGTGCTGCCCGTATGTCATTATAGATACTAGCCACGCTTATACTTTCTCTTTAGTTGGGTAAACACAAAGTAGCCATTAGTTTTGGGCCAACCTTCTCCACGTTCAACATCATTGGCATGAGGACTATTGTTACGAAGCTCTATTCGGGTAGTATCTAACAAGGAAGGTATTCTTTCTAAGTCTTGAGTAAGATTACTTAAGCCTTCATTTCTCGCAGCTTGTTCATTAGCTTTAGGTTTATTCTTAGAGCTTTTACCTCTAGGTCTACCAGCACCCACATTAAATGAGAAAGACGTTACATACGCACCAGTATCTACAGGAACTCTAATTGTACCTAAACCGACTGCATCAACTGCCATGTCTATTAGTTTACGTTCTACTTGTTGTTCAGCTAAAGACTTAAGGCCATCTATCTTCCTCTGTAGAGAAGGCATGACCTTTAACTCAGTTCTCATTATTCTCTCACATCACACAAGAAACAAATCTTGACCCCATTAGAAAATATAGTAACAACAGAAATAACATTAACTGTGTCACCGTTACCAATAATCTGATCTTCGTCATCGGGCTCTACTGCCAATCCTAAAGCTGGGACTACGCATTTACGGGTGCCTCTACGGATCTCATCTACATTAGCTATGATACCTTGATCGTAGTTGTAGAAGTATCCAGTAAAACTGTAGTCGGTTGTAGCAGAACCTGTTACTGTTCCTGTAGTAGGATCGTAAATCCCTGCTGTAGTCTTCTTCTTTAAAGTAAGGGGTTCCCCAAACTCATCAACCATCTTAAGCAGGTTATAACCTCTTGAGAATGCCATTACCTACCCCTTAACTATAGTCGTAGTCATCACCACTGTAACTTGGTGGGTTCTTAAATCTATCCCTACGGAAGGATGCTGGAACACGGTCTGTATCTTGTCTTACAGCATCTACTCTAGCTATACTAATACCACCAGCTTTAACGCCTAACAGGGCACCAGTCTTCTTGCCTTGATGCTCTAGTGTTTTAGCTAAGTTTACATAGTGGCTTTGTAGGTCGCTATAGTTAGCACTGAGTGCACCTGATAAGTCCTGTGTAACTCTGCGAGAGTACTGAGCGGCAATAGTCCTAGCAGACCATGCAGCAGCCAAGTACACATTAGAGTTTGTTTGGGCTAATCCAAAAATAACTTCTTCATTAGAGGTTTGTTGATCGTTTTGATCGGTATCCCCTAAAAGAAGGCGTACAGCATTTAGTTGACCAGAGGCTGTAGCAATATCTAAGTCAGTTTCGTCGTAGCTCCAAGCCATTATTAAGTCTCCATGTGACTGTAATTTCTACGCCAGCTACGAATAAGCCCACGTTGTTTATCTGCTATCTTAGACTTCTTACACTTCTTCTTATTGAACTCAGCTTCAGAGTTAGTCTTAGCTTTAACTTTTTCGTTGATACCGTTTACTAAGTTGTGTAGACCATCGACAGCAAGTGCCTCTAGTCCGTCACCTACCTTGGTTTCAGCTTCAAGAGTGGCACTATGTCTTAGTCTGCCTTCTCTATAGAGTATCTTTACTAATTCTTTATCTAAACCTATCTCTTTCCACTTAAGCTCCTCACCAGCATTGAAGGTGCGGCCTTGTGCTTTCATGGTCAGGGTAACAAAGAGGGGTCTGTCGTACTGCATCGGCTCATTAAGGAACATCGGGTAATCCTTTGATTAAGGGGAAGTGAGGGCCACTACAGCCCCCACCATAGTAAATACTTACTGTACGATGCCGTTTACAAACGCACCCAAGTCAGCGCCTACGATCTTCATGTCGTATGACATTTTAACTTGGATCATCTCAGCAATCTGCTGACGCTTAAGAGCATCATCTGAGAATGACTCAACAGTAATACCTAAGTTGTTTACACCTTCAAGGTTATTCCAAGCAAAGGTCAAACCAGCGGCTGGTGACATAAGGCCAGCATTTGATGGTGTGTAACACAACATAGCATGTTTACCACCGATAAACGCATTGCTTTCTGCAACACCTTCAACGGACGAGTTCTTGACAGCTTCCATGACGTAGAAGTTCTCTACCTCAAAGATCTCAGCCAGTTTAGCATCAGTTACCAAAGCTGTGTTGGTTACAGTTGCGCCACCGTTCAAGCGAGCCAAGATGTCTGCATTGTTTACCAGAGCATCACGCACTTCTTTACCAACAACCATTGTGTTTGGCTTGAAGCCACCTGACTTAAGCTGCATTACACGGCGTAGGTCAGTTACGTTTTGAATTGGTTTAGCAGCAGCATCGTCCCAATACAAGAAGTCAGTTCCTGATGTTGAAGACGCACCGTCATAGTTGGTTCCCCAGATGTTGTCTGAGAAGAAGTTTGTAGCAAACTGCTCTTCACGATGGATCATAAGACGCATCGCCAGAGTTTCAGCACCAGCAGAACGGATCTCTAATGCAGCATCTTCGTTAGCCAAAGTCTGTTCATCAAAGTCCATACCAAGACCATAAACGTCAGCAAAGTAGCTGCTGTTTGAGATGGTCATACCGATACGGTTTACTTCTGTGCGTGGAGCCAGTTTAGCCACATCACCAGTACGGTTCATGTTCGCACGGTCATAGATGTAGTATTTGTCAGATTGTTTCTGAACACCTACCGTAGGAAATACTTTATCCGCAATAAAGTTTTCTTGTGATTGTGCATAGGCCAGTGTGAGGTTAGTCAACGGCTGGTCAATATGCACTGCGGATGGAGTTAGCAAGGGCATTTAATTATTCCTTTCTTGCAATTAAGCAGCAGCGTTACCACCTTGGATGAGTTCAATAGCCATTACCTGACCATCAACTGCAGCTTCCAAAGCGTAACCCATAATGATGTTTGTTGAAGCTGCGGTAACTGCGTCACCAGAAGCATCAGTTGCAACGGCTGCACCAGCGGCAATAGTACCACCAGAAGTTACCATAACCTTACCTGTCAAGGCGACCGTAGCAGCGGCACCAGAGGCAGGGCTATTCAACAGAATACCAATGCAATTCTCACCAGCAGAGTCTGCTAGATCTACTTGTCCATCACTCTCTAGAGTAACGAATTTAAACTGTGCTGCGGCGAGGCTTTCACCAGCAACAAATGTCCGTGTATCACGGGACTGCATTACAGCCATAGTTATTCTCCTTTATAGGACTTGTTAATAAGAGCCTTACCTTCATCGGTTTTAGCTACAGCAGCATAAGCTACGGCGTAGTGACTCTTCTTCATTTTGTTTTCGTCCATGTAGGACTTGACAAGTGCATCTAGCTTATCGTTTGCAGTGGCGAACTCGCCATCAGCGTCAGACTTACCAACTTCTTCCATTGACTCTGCGAAGACTGCATCTGCACCTTTAAGAGCTTCCATAATTGCCTCATCCTCTGAGAATGCTTTTGTCAGAGATTTAGCTACATCAAGGTTGAAGTTAGGCAGAGCTTCTTTTGCTTTCTCAGCAAGGGCAGCATCTGCTTTTTCGATTTCAGCAGTTTCTAAAGCCTTCAAGATAGGCGCTGGAATATCTGCTTTGTTGATTTGCTCACCATCATACTCAACGTACTCAGGGTCCACTTTCTTTTCGATTGTGTCAGCTTTGATGACATAACCATTGTCAAGGAGAGACTTACGAAGACGTTCGTTCTCAGCCTTTAGCGTTTCGATCTCAAGCTCTTCAGCAGTTGCATCATCAGCTTTCTTCATGTCCATGTTGTACATTTTCATGGCCTCTTCTTCAGACATACCTTTATCCATGTATGGCTTTAGTTTGGCTTTCATGTCATCGGACATTTTTTCTACTTCATGTTCCATAGGTTCTCCACTGGAATTGTCACGCTTGTACAAGGAGACTGTTGCCTGTGCATTTGCTGGACGATCCACCAAAGACAACTCTTCCAGTTCAAGCTGTTTTAAAAGGTTAGGCACTATAGTCCTCCTTGATTGCACGACCCCCGATAGAGAAGGCCGCAAGTTCACCAGACTTGACCTTTGCCCAGACATTATCGTCGTGGACTTTGAAAGCTACAATCCAGCCCTCACGGTCACTCTGTATGCCAAGGGAATCACCTATCTCTTTAGTAATAGGCATAGAGTGGATAACTGACCCAATCTGCTCCCCTGTGTGCATCTGTTTACCTACACGTATATGTTCCATGAAAGTGTTCACGGCTTTTACTAACGTATCAGGTTCGATTACGTCACCTTGACGGTCAACCACTGGCTCACCCTTCTCAGTAACAACTGAGGCCCACCCGTAGACTAGACGTTGTTCTTCGTCAGCCTTAAGGATCTTACCCTCAATACTCTTTGTAAGAGGCCTGTTGTGAGTGTAACCTCTTTCCTTCAAATCAAGATGTTGTTCATAAGTAGCTGCCAAAAGAGCATCGCCTGTCTTAGGATCATACATCTGATGAGGTTTAAAATCTTCTTCTGCCTTAGTCATACTGCCTACAGTAGCTCCACTCCACATACGACAAGACCAGTATCTAGCAGAAGTTTTATCTGTAGCTGTATCACAAGAATGCCTAGAGCGAAAATTGGCTCTGGCTTTAGGGTCATCTCGACGGATCTCCATGTTAGGGTCACCGAAGGTAACTTTCTTAGTCTTGTCACCATCTTTAACATAGACACCAAACTTCTTACTAGAACCTGCAGGAAGTCTAAAAGGTTTGTTAAGTGGCTTGTCAGCCTTGTCTACATAGTACCCATCGTCCATCTTCTTAGTGCTAGAAGGATGACCAGAAGGTAATAAATCTTTGTCGTGCTTAGGTGACTTAGATCCAGCTACAATCTTTAAGAAGCTGTTTACTCTAGCCATTGCCCATTGTTCAGGTCCGGTAACATTAGGGCGTACTGAAGAGGGGTTAGTCCTATAGGCACCTACACCTCTGTTGTATACTGTCTGCAGCATACTTGTTGTAACCTTGTGCTTAGACTTAGCGTTATGTGTTTTTACTTTTTCAGCTAAACCTTTGGGCATTACACAACGTCCTTCTTAATAATTACATTGATAGGGTCAGTGTTAGGAAAAGTTTCCCTTTTACCATCTGATTTTACAACCTCAAACTCTGCAAAAAATGTACCTGAAGTGTCTGTATCTCCAACCTGCCACTCGTAACTAACAACCCCATTTGCTGCGTCATCTATGATAACGGGTTGACTTACCTTTACTTCTTGCACAGAGTTAGCCATCTTAAAGGTAACACTTTGCGCCCCTGCTAAGTTTTCACCAGAACCTGCTGGACCCCTAAGGGTAGCTTGGAATACAGGAGAGGTGTCATTTTGTTTTATAAAGAAGTCTGGCATTCTAACCTACGCTGTTTTTTGATAAGTTTACTGTGGTTGAGTTTTTACTCAGGTTTACTGCGGTTGAGTTTTTACTCAGGTTTACAGTGACGGAGTTTAAAGCTCCCACTTTACCTTTGAATACGAAGCTAGTCTGTCCTACATCCGCAAGCAAAGAAGCTACATTAGAGGCAGACAGAGAGTGACCTTGGAAAAAGGTTACGTTATTTAAATCTGGGGCACTTGAGGAAACAGAGTTCGCAGATATAGAAAGTGTAGTCTCTGTAAGGTCAGCAGAACCAACAGTGGGAGTTCCTGAAACAATATCATCTACAGGCTCATTACGTTGGTAAAGAGGGCTTCCTACATTAGGTACACCAGATATAACACCAACAGGTAAGTTTGCATTATGTTGTGCAAAGGTAGGGATGCCTACTACAGGGCTTCCAGAGCTTACGCTAGTGGCTGAAAGAGACTCTGTTTGAGATAGGTCACAGTCATCTACAATAGGTGTTTGAGTAGATAAGTCCTCTGCTTGAACGGAGTGGTCTTGACTTAAACTTGCGGCGCTTACTACGGGCTGTTGACAATCTACAGCACTTGTAGAAAAGGTGTGAGACTGCTCTAGTGGTGCAGAACCTACAGAAGGGGTTTCAGAGTCTACGCCACTTAGAGTAATCTCAGTGTTTAAAATAAGACCTGCATCACCTACAACAGGAGTACCAGTGTCAAACCCTAGAAGACCTACACCAGTTAATAGGTGTGTTAGCGCAGTGTCATTCGTTGTAAAAGGTTGAGGTGGGCTAAACCTAGTTGAATAAACCCTAGAGGCATCAGTGTAGTAGTTTCCATAGTATATCGCAAGTATATCAACTCGCCACCTATTGACAGTAAAGCCCCCACCAAACATAAACCCTGTCTGACCACCAGTAGACCAATTAGGTCTATTGTAGGTGTCGTAGACGGTTGTACCAGACAGGTTCTGTAATTTAAGGGTACCATCGGTTCTATTAGAAACAACCTCTACTGGGAAGGCAGTACTATCAGCAGTACTGTGGCTAAAACTATCATCCAGCCAACTTAGCTCATTATCGCCACTGACGATATCGTCTAGTCCAACGTGACCACTAGAACCAGCACTAGGTGGGTTTCCGCTAGAATAGGCGGTAGACCCTATTGAAATAGTAACAGGAACACTGCCGGATTTATAAAGAGTAAAGGTAGCAGATTTCCATAAAGACTGATTGCTATACTGCTGTTTAATATAACCTGTAAACTGAATATAGGTACTGGTATTAGTTATACTTGAGGAAGGTACAGCACTCCAGAAATTACTATAGTAATAACTACTGTTTGTTTCAAAGTAACCAGACCTATTACTGACAGCACCATCAAAGAAATTGTTTCTGGCGTTGTTGTATCCACCTAACCTCTCATCTCCCAGATCAGGAGTACCCGTTGTAACCCCAGTAGGTGATAACTGAAGGTCAAAGGCGCTTAATACAGGGCTGTCTAAAGTAGGGGAACCTGTGGCAATACCTAAGGGTGTTAGAGACTGGCTTTCATCTAGGTCAGGGCTATCTGTAACAGGGGTGCCAGACGTTGTATCGTTAAGTGATACAGAGTGTACCTGAGTTATCCCTGTGGACCCAACAGTAGGTGCAGGGGTAGAAAGATCTGAAGTATTGAATACACTTGTTTGAGAAGCTGTGGTATTATCTACGACAGGGGTGGCGGTGGAAATAGAACTTGGTACTAATGAGAAGGATTGTGCAGAAGTAGCGTTATCTACAACAGGGGTGCCAGTGGAAATAGAACTTGGTGTTAGTGCAAAAGCTTGAGCAAAGCTAGTGTCAGATACTACAGGTGAAGCAGTAGAAACACCAGTGGCAGATAGAGTGTGTGCTTGTGATACACTTGAACTAGATACTACAGGGGTCTGAGCAGTTACCCCAGCAGCAGAAAGTGTTGCTGAAGACAGACCGTCATCGGCTAAGGCGGCTGATGCGAGAGGACTGAACCCTAGCATTTATTACCTTTCAGCACACCAAGCATTTACAACCGATGCAACTTCAGCGTCAGTCATATTGCTATCATCTTCATTCAACATTGGATAACGAGAGTGAATACCTTGAACAACCGCTACTAACTCTGATTGGGTATAAGTTGTTACGGTGTCTGGAACGTAGTACTCTCTATCATCTGGCGACCAACCAATCATTGTGTTGTTATCCCGATCAACGAAATAACCACCATCTGCAATCCAAGGTGGTGTTCTCATACCTCCCTCAGTCATATGTAGTTTATACTCAAGATACATCTTGGTCACTCTTCTTCTCAATTTGCAGCATATATTCAGGGTTTAAGAAATCAGCTTTTCCAAATATGCGTTCAGCGGTTTTGTCTGCATTAGCGCAATACTTATTTGCCATCTGATCTAAGAACTCTTCTAAGTCGTTGCTGTGCAAAAGCTCGTGCTTTGCAATTCGATCAGCGGTGTATTTGATGTAGCCACTGACCTCAGTTAAACCAACTTGAGGATGAACGCCGTATTGCGTCATATACTCGATTGTGGCTGTCGAAGCTCTGCCACCGTCCATTAAGTTTCTGTACATTAACTCGAACCCACGCCTAACGTGGTGACGCTTTTCTTCAGCTTCAAATGTTGCTTCATCCCATTCTTTAATGCCGTGTGCTTCTTTGATGTTTTCGTAAGCATCAATCATCGTAGCAATGTCCTTAATGCTACCGTTAATCTTGTTTTCGATGGACATAAGAGAGTGACGCTTATGACGTAGCTTGGCCTCAGACACGGCGTCCTCTAAGCCCTCTAACTCTATTATTTCTTCTCTCAGTTCTGCGTGTGAAACTTGAGCTTCTGAAAGTGCCATCTTACGCTTTTCAACTTCAGCCGTAACCTGACGAAGCATCCGCATAGGAGAGTGACCGTTCAGCATCGTAAGGGTCATCATATTAATAGTAGTCTGACTGTTGCTACGATCAAACGCTCTTGTGGCTTGGTCAATCATAGGTAGCTTTTCTGCTACTCTAGCAGCGGCTATCTGATTTATGTTTCCTGATGCTTCAACAGGAAGACTAAACGTAATTGGTTTTGTTACAACTTGTGTCATCAAGAAGCACTCCCTGACGTACCTGTTGGATATTGTGCTGCTATTGTTGTGTCTCCAAAGTCAGTGGCATTACCAAGTGTTTGTATAGTAATATAATCCATTGCGTTTGTTGAATAACCTTTGTGAAAGATACCCCTAGTTGCGTTAGAACAAGCACCCATACGGCGGGTACGACCAGTTAAATCTCCAAAGTCAGTGGCATTACCTGTTGTGGCAGTTGTTATATATTGTATCGTGTTTTCTGTAGTGTTTGATTGGCTTGGAGCATAACCCCCTGCAATAACAGTTCTAGTCGTATCTCCTGTCGTAGCATGTTGGCTGACAGCAAATAAAAGATCTCCAAAATCAGTAGCATCGCCTGTGGTAGCTATCGTAATGTAATCAATCGCAGCGCCAAGACCTGAACCACCTGCAAAAACACCCCTAGTAGCGTCTGACCACCCGTAAGCGCCATACGCATTAGTTGTCATATCTCCAAAATCAGTAGCATCACCAGTTGTAGCAATGGTTACATAGTCTATAGTTGTAACCCCACCACTTGCCGCAAACCCCCCACCAAATACACCATAGGTTCCGTCTGAGACACCGCCTGCTTGCATCCTTCCAACAGTTAAATCTCCAAAGTCTGAGGCATCGCCTGTGGTAGCAGTTGTTATATAATCAATATTGCCAGCATAGGCACCCCCACCATAGACGCCAGCACGAGCAAACAAAGCTCTTGTGCCATTACTACACGATGCTAAATGATACCCATTTTCAGTTAGATTACCAAAGTCAGTAGCATTACCTGTGGTAGTAATATCAAAATAATTTATAGTGTCATCACTGGAGCCAAGCCCTGCAAATATACCTCTATCTCCGTACCAAGCTACTGCTAAGGAAAACAAAGTTAGTTCTACTCCGTACCAATCAGTACCGTTGTAATGGTAGAAACTTGTGTTAGCAGTTACATAAGCTAGGTCACCTGCACTGTTACCAGTTTCAGGAAAAGAGTCAGTGTCAGCGTATGTTGTTACACCGCCGCCGCCACTGTCAAACGCTACCCCGCCAGAGCCAGTAGACTTTAAAAACTGACCAGAAGTGCCATCGTCTAGGACGTTTGCGAGGGCGCTGAGATTTGATGCGTTGCTCATATTATATCACCTTAAAGTGCATATTTTTCTGCGTAAGAGCAGTAAACTTTAACTGAGTATCCGACAGCTTTTCGACATCGTAATCAGTGCCAAGGATTGCACCTTTGCTTTGAGCGCTTGTATCATAATTAATCGTAATCGCATCTGACGTTGGACTTGTTCCCGTTGATCCCAAATAAAGGCCAATCATCAAATCAAACGTATCTCCGGTAGCTAATAAATTAGCGTCAGAATAAGTCGCTAAATCTGTTCCGGTTAAACGATTTACTGCTTGAGCGCCCAACGCTTGCTGCAATGCAGATTGCTGATTGTTATTTGTAGCGTTGACCCACGTTTCAGAACCAAAAGTAGCGTTGTTATTATACTGCCAAGTGCTGGAATTTAACTTAGCAATGCTTCTTAGATTGCCGCTGGAATCTTGAACTTTCCAAGTGGTGCGTCCGTCCGTAGAAAATGCGTAATACGTTGCGCCATCGTTTAATGTTTCATCGGCAGTTAGGCTGTTTAAGTCATTCCAAGATGTTGTGTCAATTTGACCGCCAGAGTTTGTTGTGGCTACAAGATATTGTGAGGTAGGCAAAAATATACCCCCAATAGTGTACTGATTAAGTGTGCCAAGATTACTAAGGATATATAATTTTTGCTCGTCAGAAGACTTAGCGATAGCAAAAGGATATGAAGTGGATAAAAGTGAGCCATTACCAGCATAATTAAAGTCTATTGAATTATAAGCAGCAGTTGAAATGTCCCAAGCAGTAGATAGTTCTAAAAGAACTAGCTTATCTACAGTGCTTCCACTTACTATTACTTTTGTGCCATCGTCATTTATTATAAACGACTCTACGTTGGCTTCACCAAATGCAGTATTAACATTAAACACCTTAGAATCATAAGATATGGAAGACGCCGAAACTTCCCAAGCTGTTGATAAAGAAAATTGAATTATAGAGTCTTGTCCAGCATCCGCTATATATAATTTAGTTCCATCAGGCTTGAACCAAATCGAATTTGGCAAACCAAGATTAGCAGTGTAACCTGTGTTGCCAGAAGTTAGCGAAAGCGTTCTAGTGAAAGAAGCCGTTGAAATATCCCATGCTGTGCTTAGAGAATAAGTATCTATGGCATTTCCAGTATCATCTGAAACAAAAAACATTGTGCCGTCAGGTTTAAAAACTATTTCTTCAGGGGCGGTAGCTTGTCCACTAATGGAAAAAGAAACACTATCGTAAGTCGCAGTTGTAATATCAGATGCAGTGCTTAAACTGTACTGATAGACGTTATCACCACTGGCCCCAACCATATACATTTTAGTGCCATCTGTAGAAAAAGACATACCTCTAGGGGTGCCATCTTCGCTTGATACGTCAATCTCTTTATCGTCATAAGAAAGAGTGTTAAAATCAAACTCAATAAAACTACTAGCATTTAGTTTTAAGCCCGTTGAGCTATCGGCCACTAAACCTTTTAATTCCCAATCGCCAGAGGCAATAGATGTTGTATCAGAAAAAGCGGTTGCTAAACTATAGCTACCTTTTATAGACGTAATTGTTGCAACACCATTATTTCCCGTAATCTGTTTGCCTACATCACTTGAATTAAATACTCCAGCGTTAGTGCTGTATTGCTCTGTCTGATCCGTGTTTTGACCAGTCACATAGACTTTATCCATATTGGTAGAAATAGCTAACCCGTTGGGCACGCTTTCTTGTGCGCTGACTGCAAAAGAATAACCAGAATAACTTAATGTACTTATATCCCAAGCCGTTGAAAGATTATATTGCCATATTTTATCATTGCCTGAGTCTACAATTAAAAAATACAGCCCGTTAGAGGTAAACCTTCCACCCGTAGGCGCACTCAAAATAGTTGTAGCTCCATCTTTCAAATCATCAGCAGTAAGATTTACGCTTATGGATGCCGTTGAAATATCCCAAGCAGTAGAAAGGCTGTATTCGTGCAGAGTATCGGACCCACTAACCATATACATTTTAGTGCCGTCTGTTTTAAAGTCTATTCCTCGTGGATTTGTATTTTGAGAAGATACATCAAATACGACATTATCATAAGAAGCGGTACTCAAATCCCAAGCTGTACTAAGCGTGTATTGAAATACATCATCGCTATCATCTAAAGCATACATTTTGGTGCCGTCTGTAGAAAAAGTTACATCTTCTAATGTTCCGGCTTGTCCACTAACAGAAAAATTAACTAAGCTACCTGCGGTGCTTACATCCCAAGCCGTAGATAAAATCCTTTGGCTAATATCGTTTGAAGAATCACCCGCAGTATATAAACGGGTTCCATCAACACTAAAAGCAATGCCAACCGCTAAACCATCGCCAGTTGTTATATTTTTGTTGTCGTAAGTCGCTGCGCTAATGTTGCTAAATTGTACACCAGAGCTATTAAATGTGCCATCCGCAGTAGCACTACTGGGAGTCAAAGTAACGCCAGAATAAAATAGAGGTGCTTCGTCTAAGCTGTCATAATTAGATGCAGTAGAATTTACATCCCAGTTGCCTTTGCTAGAGACTCCAGAAACCGCTGGAATGTCTTTGAACGCACTAATGAACGGCGCATTAGACATATTACTGGAAGTTGTGATCGTAGAGGTTTCGTTAATGGCGCTGGGCGAAAAGTCTAAGCTTCCGATAGTGCTTACGCTGCCAGTAAGCTTACCGTGATTAACGATAAACACTTCATCATTAACCGCTAACGTCATCACAACAGAGGTGCCATTCGTAGCTGTGTAGCCTGATGCTGGCTGTAAAACACCGTTCACATAAACTGCTAATTTACCCGCCTGATAAGCTGGCAAAGCAGGGCTGCTAGAGGCGTTAAAAGTGTTAGAGCCAGCCGAAGCAGTGTAGCTAGTAACGCTGTAGTTTGTTGCATCCGCTGCGCTTTCACCACTAGCTGTAACAACGCCAG